CTCTTTCCCTACACGACGCTCTTCCGATCTAACAACCAAAGCTCCTCCTCTGTTTTCGAACATTTTTCGTATTACCTTGTGCCAAAAGTAATTGCTGTTTTCATTTTTGTTTGGTGCAATATTCAGTCTGTAGTAATCTAAATTCTTCACTCTTTTCTCGTTTTCAAAAACTCTCATTTCGCACATACTTATTGCATTTGCGATATAGGATCTGGCTGTATAGATCGCCATCTCTTTGTAGTAAAGTTCTTCCGGTATTTCGATTACTACTGATTCTGTTGTTCCTATTTTCACTTTTTTTATAAATCTCGCCAAAAAGTCTTGTAACCCCATTTTCTTCTCCTAATAAACCGTTCCCATTCTTCGTCTTCCTATTGTTCTTCTTTGCTTGATCTTATCTTCTTCTGTTTCTGCTGCTACATACGCCATAAACCCATCTGTTTTCCTTGACTTTTCTTCCTGCTTTTCGTAGGTAATATTCCCTTTTTTATCTTGTACCGCTTTTGCATTCCATGTATACCATCTCATAATCTTCGAAGTTCCCCATGCTAACAAATGCTTTGAAAATACATATCCGATAACAACGGAAACTTTCATGATGTCAGATGGTCTTACCATCTTAATATTTTTCTTTTCATAGCAAAATCCAAGTCTTTTTAATCCTTCGCTTAATAGAGCGAATCGGAAGCTGTCAATCGCAACACATTCGATTATATATACTTTCATTTCCTCTTCTAACCACTCCATAATCAAGTCGGGAGATATCTCCGGTTCGTCTACAAAAGTAAGTATCCCTTCCTGCTCTGCTTCTCTTAACGGAAATTTAATTCGAGGAAGATCTTTCGATTGCTTACATACCCATGTGTGGTGTAGCCAGTATCTTTTTTCTTCTACTTTGAATAAGAGTCCCGCAACTACAAAGTCATTTGTCTTTGCAAAGTCAATCCCACACACACACGAATATCCCTTTAGGTCTGGCAATTCTTTGGTTGCTTCCACCAGATTATCCCAGTCAGTTACTGCATATTCGTCCTGTCCCGGCGGTCGGTTCATTCTTTTCGTCATGAACGCCATGTGGTTAATTGGATCTCTTTTATAGTCTGCATATTCCATCATCATTTCGTGCATTAAATCATCGAAATATCTCAATGACGGGTTTGCCTTTTGCCATTTCTTTTGATCGTGCACCTCTTCTGGACTATCTAACCAGCAAATAAATGGTAGTGTTCCATTATCTGGCAATCGTCCGTTTAGGATATCAACTAAATCTTCAATCAATTTATCTAATGGACCATCCCTTACATCCCCCTGGGTTGTTATAATCGTCTGCCTTGGATGTTTCTTTTTTCCTAATCCTGTAACCGCCACTTCGATTAACTTATAATCCTGATATGCATGATACTCATCAAAATCGACTTTCCCCGGTCTGCCTCCATCCTTTGTGCCTGGCGCTCTCGTGTGGTATTTAATTTCTGATCGTGTCTTTCTGTTTGTAATACATTCAAGGTTCCATTTAAAATAATTCTTGAAATAATCCTTGTTGTCTTCCAATACATTATAGATATCTTTAAATGTTGCCTTAGCCTGATCCTCCGAAGTTGCAAACATATCAATGTTATATTCTTTCACTCCGTTAATCGGTGTGATCAGTGCGAAGTCTTCAAATGCCAGATATCCGTTTTTTCCGGCTCCACGTCCTACGATAATGACCAGTTTTGGAAACCTTAGCTGTCCCTGCTTTGTATATACACAATTGTGCAAAGCGAAGCAAAACTTTTCCCATTTTAACAATTTGTACGGAAAATGCTTTTGTAGCCCAAAATATCTCTCTAATTGTTTCTCATCTACATAAACATCCTCTTCTGTAAAAACTTTTTCCACGAAATCGCAAAGAAGCAGCTGCTCTTTACATACAACTGCTTCTTCGCTTCTTACAAATTCTATATATTCGTCGATTGCTTTACAGATCTTCATCTACATCCTCGCTCCCTGTTGGAGCATCTGTCGTCAGCCCCATTTCTTTAAGCATGGACATCATCTGCTTTTCAACAGCGACCAAATCTTTCACGGATTGATTCTGTTTTGTGATCTCAAAACCATTTGCGGACAGCGTTTCGTAGGACACGCCTCTCTTTTTTATATCTTTTTGCAATGCTTTTTTTATGTTATAAAGCTCTAAATAGTCCAATATTAGGTCATAAAAATGGGGTACATTCGCATTTTTTACCTCTAACTGCTTTATAAGTGATTCCTTGATTTTCCCCGCGGTTGGAGCTCTTTTCCTTTCCATTTTCTCACCAACTTTTTTTATCTTTTTATCACGCGCGAGCCAGCGCGGTAAAGTCGTGCCCCTTCCCCGTTGTTTGGTTCCCCCAGTAGAAAGGGGATATGGGGTACCGGGGGCTATACTTTTGTAAAAAATTTTTCTGAATACATTCCGTCAATACCATTTAATATTAAAAATGTATTGCAGCATGATCTTCTTACCTCTTCCACTATATATTCTTTCTTTCCGAAGAGATCTGCGTAATGATACTGCATTGCCCGTCTATATTCATGCCCAGTAAATATAACTCTATCTCCTGCTTTCATTACCATCGTTCCTCTGTTACTTTCTTCTTTGGTTTGTACTGCATTCTCTTATGTGCTCTATCATGGCAGTCATGGCAAAGCGGTATAAGATTGTCGTACTGTTTTCCTTTGTATTGATAATGCCTGCTCATTGCTAATTCCGGATGTGTCTTAACAAACTGCACGTGATGTACTGTCTCCGCCTTACTTATTATTCCTTGTTCCTTACACCACTTGCACTCGTAATGATTTTCCTTTAATATGCTTTCTCTAAGCGCTATCCATTCTTTACTCTTGTAGAACACATAGAGTCTGTTTTCTTCTATCAATTTCTGAATTTTATTTGCAGTCCACATATTTTCTCCGATTGCTGGGGCAGGACTCGAACCTGCGACCTCCGGCTATTAAAACCTTTGTGCTTCCATCCGCACCCCCCAGCGCCATTATAATCTACAATCACATTTCCTTTGTTCTATCAATAACAATAACTTTCTTCTTCCTTTGTACGTACATTCATAATGATATTCTCTCCCTTCATTCGTGTATATTTTTTTACAGTATTCACACCGATTACATCTTATTATTTTCTTTTCTGCTTTTTTTCTATTTGCTGTATACCCCTGACATTCTGCTTCCGCCGGACAGTTTTCCCCTTTCTTTAATTCGTAATAGTATTTGCATTGCATATTTTTGCATGGTGTTCTCATATCTTCTCCTTTTTTACTAAAATACAAAAGACACCCGACTATTCGGATGTCTTTACTTCTTCGATAAATTGTTTCATTAATTCTGTTATCTTGCCAGCTTGACTAGCACCGACTTTCTCACAAGCTTCTGCAAATTCTTCTACTACATCTCTCTTCAGCTTGAACCCTTTTGTCATCCAGCCTGCTTTCTTCTGATACTTCTCTGATGCTATCGTTTGTGGAGTCGGGTTACCTTTTGGCATTGCCATCCCTCCATTTCCGGTATATCGCTCTTCCTGTTAAACCAGCAGTTACAGCGACTACTACTGCCACTATTATTTCTATTCTCATGACTTTACACAGATGAGTCTACATGGTATATTTAATATGCAAGAGAGACTTGCTCGTCTCTCTCCTATTGTTATTTTGTGATTAGCCAAGTTATAACTCCGGCTATCACTCCAGAAACAACTCCTGTGATTGTTTGAACCAGCACTTCAATCCAATCTATGGAGTTTTTCTTTTTCTTCTTACTCATCTGTCTTTCACCTCCTTGCAAGTATATATTATCATATGGTTAACCATATGTCAATACTTTTCAGAGGTCTTTTTTATTTTTTCAACGATATCATAATAACACACTTTTATGTCCTGTGAGTCTCCCTCTTTTATTTATTTTTATTCTATTTCATTTTCTTTGATAATAAATAATAGAATCTCCGTCTTCTGTCATAATACATCTTCTTTCCACATGGCATCCTTTTCGCATCGTGAAGATAATGATATGTCGCGTAATCTGTCGTGACGCCTTCCATTATGTATTGATACAATTCCGGATCTGCTTCTATGGCTGTCTGTTCTATGGTCTTGCACTTCTCTTCGAGCTCTGTCCTGCGGATTGCCAAACTCTCCGTGGCACTTCCGATACTTGGACTTCCTTTCCCTTCTTTCCCATACTGTATTGCTTTCACAGTGTCTTGCATATTAGCCAGTTCTCTTCTCCAGTCTTGATACTGTAGACAATGGTACTTCAGCTCTAAGAATCTATGTTTGTTTATCCCGTATTTCTTTTCCGATATCGGTCTTTCGTCCGGCATCTAAAATCACCTCTCTTCCGGTCTTTTTGTCCCGCACTCCGATCACCTCGAAGCCTAGTCTTCTTGCCACTATACGGAGTGCGCTTAAGTCTTCTTTCTTCCCGTGTGGTAATCGATTATAACTTCTTATCGCTCTATCAGCTGTTGGATCTCTATAACCTTCCTCGTTCATGGTTGTCCTCCTGTCCTGCTGCCGCCTGTGTCTCTTCCTCTCTGCACAGTTCCCAGTACTCACATCTTAAGCAACAGCTCTTACACTTCTTCTTTCTGGACTTTCTGATCCAGTGTATGAATCTCTCTAACATTGCGCCTCCTGCATTTGTTTCTGTATGCTTTTATGTATGCCTTTTCTCTTATCATGGGCTCTTTGTTTCTCCTGCGTTCATTATTGTTTTTGTAACACTTGTTTCTAGCTAAAGCCCACAATGTAATCGCTTGTCCCGTTTCCCTAAACGCTTTTTCTACTATCTCTCCTGCCTTTGCTATTGCCTCTCCTGCTGCTGCCACTGCCGCTCCAACCTCTTCGTATATCATTCTTCTCCCTCTCTTTCTGCATCCGGTCCCTCTCCGTACTTTTATGCACATGCTTTGCTGTCCGGAAAGAGGAACATACATGGGCCTTCCATGATACTGCACCCGTATCCGTGCCATTCATCTGTGTGATATGCTGCTTTACATTTTCCTGCTGCCATCTTCTAGTATTCCTCCACTTCATTTTCATATTTTTTACAATATCCATTCCGATATGCTACACACTTTTCTTTTATGCAGGCATTTAATATCGGTCTTATAAAATCCCCATTTCCTATAAACGTTGCCTTTATTTCTTCTTTCCCTGTTAGGTCTGGGCAAAATTTAATTTTCATGGTTCCATCTCCCTTTTGATGTCGTATTTCTTTGCCATAAGATCGGAAGAGCACACG